ACCGCCACAATCTATATCACTACAACCTATGGTAGGAAGACAATTAATGTTTCCTTCGTGGATGCAACACATGGTGTATCCTTTCTTTGGTGAAGGAGAACGAAGAACAGTAGCTGCTAACTTAAACTGTTGGCAGACAGAATCAAAAGGAGAAAAGAATGAAGACACAAAATGAAGGTGATAAATTATATGAAAGTAAATACGATGCACTTCATAAATTATATGAAGGGCAAGTAGCCATAGCTAAAGCTGAACTACTAGTATATTTTTCATCCTCAGTAGGTGTAGCAGAACATCCTGAATTAATTACTTCAATGGATAATTTATTAGACAAACTAACTGCTGCTGAAGAAAAACTTAAATCTTTACATGAGAATTTTTAATGGACAAATCATTTAATCAGTTTTGCACTCGTATGTGGTTAGACTATTGTGATGAAACTTCATCCTTTGGGTCAATTACTTTAGATAAAGAAACTTATATAACTAAATACAATAGTTGGCTACGTAAAAAGTATGTCAAAGAACAGGAGAAAACATGAGCCTATTAAGTAACAGAGACTACTACAAACCCTTCGACCATCCTTGGATGTTTGATAAGTATGTAGAACAAAACCAAATGCATTGGTTGCCTGAATCAGTACCGCTACATACAGACGTAAAAGACTGGCAGGAACTTAGTGATGAAGAAAAGAATTTATTGACACAGATATTTAGATTGTTTACTCAATCAGATGTAGATGTTGGTTCAGGTTATATAGATAAGTACATGAGAATATTTAAGAAACCTGAAGCTAGGATGATGATGTGTGCTTTTGCAAACATGGAATCAATACATCAACATGCTTACAGTTTACTTTTAGATACAGTTGGTATGCCTGATATAGAATACAAAGCTTTCTCAGAGTATGAAGAGATGGCTAACAAGCATGACTACATTAAAGACTTTAAACCTACTAGACGAGACAAGCAAGCTATAGCTAGGACACTTGCAGTATACTCAGCGTTTACAGAAGGACTTCAGTTGTTCAGTAGCTTTGCAATCTTGTTAAACTTTCCTAGATTTGGAAAGATGAAAGGCATGGGGCAGATAGTTACATACTCTATACGTGATGAATCATTACACGTTGAGGCTATGACTAAACTGTTCAGAGAATTTATACAAGAGAACCTAGATATATGGACAGATAAATTTAAGAAAGAACTATACCAGATATGTAGAGAAATGGTAGAGTTAGAAGATAAGTTCCTTGATCTTGTATTTGCAATGGGAGACTTACAAGGACTTACTAAGAAAGATATGTATGCTTACAATAGATACATAGCTGATAGAAGATTACTTCAACTAGGATTAAAGACTAACTTTGATCAAAGAGAAAATCCTTTACCTTGGTTAGATGAAGTGCTTGGTGTGGAACATCAGAACTTCTTTGAAGGTAGAGCAACTGCTTATATGAAAGCAGGACTTAGAGGTAAACAAGATAAAGTAACATTTACGGAGATATAAAATGAAAGCAACGGAAGCGAACATATTATCCTTCCATATACTTTTTGATACTAAAGGCAGGCTAGTGACTGAGACAAGCGGACTACCACTAGCCGAGGCTAAGAAAGTATTTAAAGGTTATGATTTAAAAATTGTAGAGACAGTTATAAGAGAAGCTAGACATAAAGTACTTAACATACATAATGAACTAGAATCAGAACTAGATGCTTTAAATTCTAATGTAGGATAGGGCAGACCATTACAACCTGCCCAATCTTGTTAAGATATTTTAATCTTACGAGGTTTCTTTTCGTCAGGGATAATTCTTTCCATGACAATAGAAAGCAATCCATTCTTAAAGGAAGCTTTCTTAACTTCAATATCTTCAGCTAAGTTAAAACTTCTTTTAAAAGAACGCATAGCTAATCCTCTGTGGATCACCTCATCATCTTTGTTATCTACTTTTACATACGAAATAGTTAAGACATTCTCAGCCACCTCAACATCAATATCTTTATTGGTCAAGCCTGCTAGTGCCATTTCTATTGTATAAGTGTCATCATCTCTTAACAGATTATAAGGTGGATAACTAGGTGAGTTATGTTGTATTCCTTGATGTTTGAATAACTCATTGAAAAGTCTATCAAAGCCTACAAATGATGTGGATAAATTTGGATGTTTTAAATCCAAAAGAAATTTGCTATTCATAATTTACTCCTTATTTAAGCAAGTTAATATTATACCCCTAGAACGCATATGATGCCACTCTAAGAGCAGTTAATGTGATACCCCTTAACATGGTATCGTTTCAATAATTAAGCTCTTAAAAGACACTTAATTATTAAACTTATATATGGTCGAACTTTATAAATTCAACCTAGTTTAATAGTGGGTTTTCGTTTTCTTCTATAAGCTTATCAATCTCATCTTGCATAAACTTTATTTCAGCATTTAAAGCAACGATGTCTTGACCCATTCCATTAGATGTTTGAGCAATAGTTTTTAATGAGGGATTAATACCTTCATCAATACTCTTATTAATATAGTCAACAGAAGTTTCTATTGCCACAAATCTTTCTTCAATAATTTGTTGTGCATCTTCAGTATCTTCGACACCACCAATCTTAGCTTCAAGATTTTCTAATCTATTAACATAGGTAGCACCTGTATAACCAAAGCCCGCCAATGTAGCAACTATACTTACTAATGCAACAAGCTGTGTTGTTTTACTTTCAAACCATTCCATTTTATTTCTCCATTAAAAATATAATAAACCTATTATATAGCCACATACAAAAAATGTCAATGCCCAATGAGGTTCTTCTTTACAAAAATTTATAAATTGATTAAAAAATTCCATCCCTTAACTCTGGTTCTAGGGCTTTCATAGTAGTTAAAGTATTTAAACTATCTCCTGCTAGTTTATAAAAAGCGTTTGTGTTATCATAAATAAATACATCAGTATAAATAGCTTTAGATTCATACCAAGTATCTTGTTTAGGTATTACTCTACCATAGTAATCTGTAAAGCCTGCGTTGTACCCTAAGTAAGCTACAAATACCGACTGGTCGCTATACTCACCTGTTGTATCCTGAGAATCTTGTACTTGTTCCTGCTGTGCTTTTAAATTCTGTGCAACAATTTGATCTGCAACTTGGTCAGCTTCCGAAGTTGTACTAACCTCAGACATTGCTGTATCTATTTGTCCTTGCATATCTTGTACTTGTGTATCAACTACAGAAACTTCAACAGATACTTCCGTTGTTGGCATTGGTGAAGATGTTGTAGTTACATTACTAACTGAACCTGTATCTCCACTCATAGACAAAATAGTGTTAGTTTGTACAGACGCAGAAGTTATTTGATCTGATATACTAGGCGAACTGCTTGTATTAAAACCGCCACCACTTGATGATGAGGCTACTGCACCAGTCATTCCTAATCCACCACTTGACGAGCCTCCATAAGATGAAGCTCCTCCTGATGCTCTTGTGTTGCCTGTTGCATGAACAGACGTACCTGCTGTCGTACCGCTTACACTATTAGCAGCAGCTTGAACTGTACTAGCCACCACACTTAGGGCTGTCTCCATGTTCATTGAACTTCCTTCGGTTTCTGCTAATAAACCTACAGACTCGATTTCTTCTGACTCGTCTTGAAATATTTCTTCTTCTGTTTCTGCGATCCACTCTTCTTCTAAGTCTTCGTAGATTTCTTCAACGGCTTCTTCCTCGAAGATTTCTTCTTCGGCTT